GTTTTGCTTAGAGAATGTGGTGTTATAGAAGTAGGTGTTGTCCTGTGCAATAGGCACAAAACTTTCCTGAACCCAATCATCTGGAATGTCTGTACTAACATGTGGCCAGAAGTCTCCTTCTCTATTGTTGAAAGCTTGTCTTAAATCAAGATTGTAAGAGCTCTCGCAATAGAAGTTTGGAATACCATAAGCAAACAAATAGAAGTAACCATCATAATATGTAATGGTTGAACTTGGTGTCACTTCTCCAGAACCGCCTGGAGGGAAAGTTGTACTAGTGGTAGTGGTAGTAGATGTAGATACAATCACATCTGTTCCCACTTCATTAGGACAGTCAAAGTTGTGTGCTTTGTAAGAAATGATGTTTGCCATCACCCCTTGTCCAGGAATGCTGTAGTTCTCGAGAATTGATCTCGCAGAGTGCCAGTATCTAGGATAGGCAACATTACCTATCTCATCATAGAAGATGTCACTATCATCTGGAGCATTCACTCTATTGTCAATAAAGAATGGAAGCTTTGTTTTGAATGCGAATCTGCTAATGAATGTATCACCACCAAACACTGTAGTGGTTGGATTAGGTGAGTTAATTATGTATTGATAACCTGTATCAATTGTTTCGTATGAATAGATTTGTCCCCACTGATTGATGATTATATCTTTCAGTGATGCATAATATGAAACAACCTGTATAGGTTCTTCTTTAGCTGGTGTTGAGCAGTTTCCTATTTCTGAAATGGTGAATCTTGATCTATCTGAAACAATACTTGTTATTCCAGAAAGCATGTTTGGACTCTGGTTAGGATAGGGAAGAGCTGTAGTGTCTTCGTTTGTTTTCACAAAGACAGAGCTTTCTCTGTTCCAGTTATTAATTGGAAGATCATCACCAAGAGCTTGTACACCTGGGATTAAGTATCTAGATATATCAAGTTCTCTTTGTTTGATTCCTTGATTATCAGGAACACCTACACCATAGTTGTAATCAGCAATAGAGTTAAATGAGTATGCGTAGTTTCTTCTAGTGATACCATTAACGTAGATAGTCAAATAAGACTGATATGCAGTGAACATGGCTGTTGCACTGAATGGTGTAGTGATACCTCCAAGTCTAGCAGAACTATCAAGAGCAGCCTTCTGTGCAGCTTCAGTGAGCAGTTTGTATTTAGCATTGTCTCTCACTTCTACAAAGTGAGCTTTACCTGTACCAAACATTACACTTTCTAGCTTTAGAATGTCTGCTAGGAATGGTTGACCAAATGATGTCTCTGGAGAGTTAAAGATTTGTCTGTATCTGTTCTCATCTTTAAAACCATCAAGTAGTGTTGTACCACCACAATTTGCTCCAGATCTCACTCGTGATATAAGTCTTATTTGAGAAGTTGCACAATTGGCTGTACATATTACTGCTGTATCAGCAACTACCTCTACAGTAACTTCTGTTTGACCAACACTTCGAATTGTTGGTCCTATAAATCTATCATCATAAGATGCTGTGAATGTACCAGTGAAATAATCGTCTAATTCATATACATCATAGTCAGCATATCCTACATCACCTCCACCAATAATAAATGTTGGCTTTCCAACAGAGCAGATTTGATCCTCCTGTATAGAATTGTAATCCTTGTAAACAATTTTATTGTTCTCACAAGCATAATATTGAATTCTAGCCAGTGGATCACCAGTAATTGGATCACTGCCTAGGCTAGTAATGAATATATCAAATGGCTTGCACTCACTCTGGTAAGCATTGTTTGTTGTTGTAAGGAATGGATCATCATTAAGATCATTGTAAGGATAGTTGGGAAAATAAAAAGATTGATCTTCTCTTTGATACTCACCAACATTTCTAAGAATGCCTTTAGCTACAATAGACTTGTTAACACTTCTATCACCACGAACAATCTTAAATCCTACAATGTCAGCTTTCTGATCATCTGTAAGATTTGATACTTGAATTAAATTTAGTATTTGTGAAGGATCAAGTTTTACACCAATAGGGAAAACAGCGTCATTCCCCATCACCATTGTTTGTGGCGCGGAGAAGATTTTACTTTCATAAATAGGTGAGATGTTTACATCTGGGAACTTGTGGTGTCTAATTTTTTGTCCTGCAAGGTTTCCCCACACGTCTGTGTTGCATGGATATTCTTCAGCAGATTCCCAATAGGCAAATTCGCCAAATTGATATGGTCCCTTGTAAGCATCATTTGGTGAATATTCTGGAGAGAATCCTGTGACAGAAGCTGTGTTATAAATCTTCCAATACGGTGAATCATGTGTTAATGGGTCTGGTTGTCCTATAAAGTCTGGATCTGTATCAGGAATATTTGGTAGCAATTGTTCATACGCTGTAATAGCTTTTCCTGGAATATGGAAACCATCTGTTTGTTTTCCATTCTTTAGAAGGAATACTATCTCAAAAGCATACACTTCATCACGAAGATATCCTCTTAAGTTCGTTGCGTTTATTTCGTTTGCATAGTTTTCTGTTGGAGGAATTCTCCAAGTCTCCCATAGCAAATCAATATTATTAGCAATTTGTTGATAATTAATTCTATCAATAGATGTTAACTGATCCCATACAAGAACATCTTGTACAGCTGTTAGGTCTTGAGCAATTTCATAGAATGGAAACTTCTCAAAGATGTCAGCAATGTCAAGAACAATTGTTGATTGACCTGTGTATGTAATCTGTCTAATACTGTTGTCAATAAAGTATGTACCAACAAGATCAACAGATGTTACACCATTGATTGTCTTGATTACAGCAAGATTAAAATATTCAAACTGTCCAGTTGTATCAAGGTTGTCAATGGTAACAACAATAGACTTTCCTACAGGGTAGTTAAAGTTAACTGATATGATAAACTCATCAGCAATAGGTGTGGGATTGGTAACTGAGTAGTAGGATGTAAATGGATTACCAGCTGGATCAGAATACTGAACAGCAAACTGATATGTTCCAGAAATAAGATTTCCACCACTAACAACATCAGTGATTACTATCTCAGGAATGTTAAAATTAGGCTGCAACTTAAGTTGATTACAATCAAGATCATCTGTATAGATTGGACTGCAAAGAGGACTTCCTGATCTTAATATTTTAGGAATGTCATCAATGTCCAAGTATCTTCTAGGATTGTAACCATCTGTCCAATAAATCTCTGTATTACAGTTTGTGATTCTGTGGACAACTTTATGTATAGGATAGTTGATGTTGAAGTTTAGGCAAGGAGCATTCACCAACACTCTATACACACAATCATTATTATCCATGTAGCCAATCTGGCTATCTCCTGTGGTGGGGTTAGTAACAAAGAATATGTGTTTATTCTTTTCTATAATAAAGTGCTCACCTATGACAACAGATCCTTCAGGTACACGAAGACAAAATTCGTTACCAGATTCATTCTGATAGTTTACAGAATTAGAATCAAAGTTTTCAACAGCAGCATTAAGAGCATACGTTAGCCTCCCCTTTTGAATTTGATTCAGTGACTGATCAAGATTCAATCCTGTAGTGGCATTGTTATACTCCTGTCTGACGTTACCTTCTCCTTGCTCAGCCATAGGTATTAATTATATCTTCTTCTATATCCCCAACGATTTGTTCTGTTAGGAAGCTCATACATAGCAAATTTATTCAATTGTTGTCTTATTCTACGCTGCTTAGTCCAGACATCTTGCTTCTTAATTTCAATATCTGCCATGATGAATGCCTCGTCAGAAAGACTCTTGTAATATACAAGCTTTTGTTGAAGCTGATTAAATGTTTCATCATTGGTTTGATTAACCAACATTTCAAACACTTTGTATTTAATAAAGTGTTCTAGATATTCTCTAATACGATAATTATCAGGAATAAGCTGGTTTCCAAGACTGTCGTAATCTTGAGCATAGAAAACAAGATGGACAACACCATTTCTGAAATTCGTAACGAACTTGTTGTCTCTAATATCGAATGAATCATAAGTGGATGAACCTGGTGTAAAGTTATGAATTGGAACAGCTCCTTGACCATACATTTCCCAGTTATCTGTATAGTTAACATCACAATGTCCTCTTGCAGAAATGTTTCCTGGCTTTAGGAGATATTGTCTCTGGTAGGTCATCGCTGTCTCATTATTTGTCTTGTAGACAGTTTGCATGAACTCAGGCATACAAGAGCCATCACATCCTACATTTCCACAGCATGGGCTTGGAATGGTGCAGTCTGTAGTGATTGGACTAACTTGTATTGTGGTTTGCGTAGATGCTTGAGAATAGAATGAATTGGCTGTTTGATATGGAAAGCCATTAATCACTGTACACATCCATGCTTCACGAACAGCATAAAAGTTATCTGGAAGTCTTGCTTCGAAATTATCAACGACAAGAGCTGTCTCAGCTATCACGTATGTAGCTCTTCCCAGCTTTCTAAGACATTTGTCTAGATAGGTGGGGAATAACAAATCATCTACAGCACCTGTATCAAAGTAGCTTTTCAATTCTTCTTTGACAGTGGAGTAGATTGGATCTGGGCTTACGAAGTTAAATTTATAGTAATATGCCATTTTTAATTACGATTCCATGTTGCATAAATATGTTGGTACTTCTCATCAACTTTCAGATAATGATTAATCAATCTAGAGTTTTGTCTTGTTGGTTTGAATAACCACAAATCAGAAAACTTAAATCTACAAGATCTTTTAAACCACTTCCATCCAAAGTAATAACCCTCTGTATGGTAGTTGAAGTTGTAAATGTACTTTCCCTTTTCTCTAGTTTTTTTCCAGTCGATTGGAAGATTTATATACTCTTTACCATCTACAATTGTGGTTCTCACTCTTTTCTTTTTATTCACTGCAAAGTCTCCTATTCCACATGGGAGTTTCACCTTCTCCCCTGTTTCAAGCATGTGTTCAACAAACATCTCATTGAAACCATAAACAACTCTCTTCCAGTCATCGAAAGAGAGGTTTATTTCAGGTTTCTCACTCTTGAAATTATTGTAGTTTTCTTTTGAGGCACTTCGCCAATCTATTGGTACTCTCATCTAAATTGTGGTGAGTTTGGTGATTGACCATCTATTCCATCATCAGTCATGTCAGTCTTCAGATTGAAATAGCTCTGTAGAAGCTTCTGTGAGGTTAGATCTAGCACTTGCTTCTCCAAATATCCTGGAAGAGCAAACTCTTTATCTAGAGGGTTCTGACAAAGCTGATCAGTCGTATAACTTGGAGTTCCACATCCGCATTCAGGATACAGAATGTTGTTAGGTACATCTTCTTCAAAAAGAGCTACAAACCTAACAGCCTGTAATGCTGGATTGCTGACATAAAGATAACCATTTGAAATCCAGAAATACTGTTCTTTTTTAATAACAGGAAGTTTTAATAGGTTGAGATAACGATTGACAGTTATCTCTTTTATCTTAGTGCCTTGTCCAGACATTGCGTTTATTGAATAAACACCCTGGATAACATATTGATAATTTCCTTCAGATATTCTAGGAAGTTGATATGTTGATCTTGCAACAGAGCAAGGATCTGCATAATTACAGCATTCTGAGATGGGCACTTCACACATTTCCAAACATGGAATTGTTGTAAAAAGTGTATCTGTTGCCCAGAGTTTTCTAAGATTGGTTTCTCTTTTTATCAACAATAGTGCATTATTCCGCACTTCAGAGGCAATTGCTCTGTCTGTGATGAGACTATCTGTTGATATGATTTTGTGCGTGCTCCTAACGTCAGAGACTAGCTTTCTTAATGTTGACATCTTGTGTTGCTGATTTTCAGAGTTATATGTACTCAAATTTAATCATTTTTCCAAATAAAAACTCCCAGACATTAAATGCCTGGGAGAAACTCTACAAAACCAATAAAGTAAAGTTTATTTGAATTTAGTTTATAGATACACACAAACTTTTAATTTATGTGTTACTAGCAAGAAGTTGCTGCACTCAACACTCCCCCACTTGATACTGTCCACTTAGTGCTCAAATTGGTTATGTAAATATATCCACTATAAGTAGTTGTCAAACCACTGTTGGTATATAAAACTACGCCATTTGCTAGTACAGGAACAGATGTATACAATATAGGTAATAGTATAGCTGATGTGCATGGATTTGCAATATTTGCCAGTCCCCCTAAATACCAAGAATAAAATCCAGGTCCTGTAGTTGTTGTACTAGTTGTGCTAGTTGTTGGACCAGCTGATGTACTGGTTGTGGTTGTTGTAGGTGGTGTTGGAGAAATCTGTGCTTCTATAATAGCAATTGCATTGTCAATCTTCTGTAAAGCAACTGTGAGATTATCACAGCTTTGTATTCCTGTTCCTGCTAGGTTTGGTCCTATATATTTTACATTTTCAGAAGAAACAAATTCACAATGGTCACCGCTGCAACCACATGGACCTAAAGATCCGCATCCTGGGCAATTAGTATTGAATGGCATATTTTATGGGATGTACATGATATAATAAGCACCAATTGTAGGTTGGATGTTATTGTGAGATAACCCATCACCTGCTGCATCAACAACTACACTAGTAGTGACAGTTACTGTTGCGTTATTAGTTGGCCCTAGGTTAGCAGTTCCTGGTGTCTTTTTAAGATTGTAAGAGTAGTTATCTCCAGCATCCCACAAAGTATCAAGAGGACTTACAGCATCTAAGTCTCCATCTTGTGCACCACTTTTAGCAATAAAGTGACTGTGAGGAGCAGCTGTTGATGTAGCTGTAGCTGTGTGCGTGTGCGAAGGAATTTGACTTGTTGTCAAAGTAACATTATTCGCACCTGCTAAACCATTAAGTGAATAACTTGGATTACCTGGTGTAGATGGATTAACTATAGAACTCATTGTTATTGTACCAGCCATAGTTCCATCTGTAGTTCCTACAGCAACACGTCCTCTCTTGTCTGGTGTACCATTGCTACCATTACACAAATATACGTTTGCAAACAAACCAGAGCCTGCTCCTGTAATATCAAAGCCTGTAATAGGACCATAGTATTCATACGCAATGTATGGTACCATTTTGTTCTTATACAAGCTAGATGGAGCAATGCTATCCAAATATGCTTGAATAAGCGCATTTAAGTCAGCCAGTTTAACATAGTTTGTATCAACATCAAGCTCTAGTGCTGTTAGATCAGTAGCTGTTGAGCACAGTTTATTAATAGCTGCTTGGAGAATATCATGTGTATCAGACGATGCTGTTACACCTGTAAGACATCCAATTGTGTAATTGGCGTTAAGGGTGGTGAGTGTTGATTCAATTGCTGTAACACTGGTTTTCAAAGAGCAAATTGATCGAATTAATGCTGATATAACATCATTAAGTGTTATTTCACCAGACACTGGAAGAAAACCACTCACCAATGCGCAAAGATCAGCTGGATTGATAACAGGAATAATCCCATTACCAGTAGACAGATCTATTATGAATGTTGAAATTTGTAATTCAACATTAGCAAGAGTATCACCATTGGAAATACCCAGAGCAGGAATATTAAATCCTGTATATCTTACGCACTGATCAGATATGATTTCAGTGCATCCATTAAAGCAATTAGAGCAGCTCATTTAT